CATTTGTAAACGCTCCATTGGTAAATGTAGGATTAATTTCTAATCCCACTAATACGTCAAAATTAGCAGCAGCCGTTAATGTAGGAGTAAGGTTAGTACCTCTTGCTATTGCAGATGCAGCCGTAACACTATTATTAACTAATAGTTGTGATGTAGGAGTAAACGCAAATGCAGCATTACTTGTAATACTTGATGTACCATTAAAGTAAGCTACCTGTCCACTTGTACCTGTACCTGTTACAGGGTTAGTTAAAACCCCTTGATATTGTGGTATGTTTAAAGTACCACCACTATAAGTTGCTGCACCACTTGTGCCTGTTGTTGTTAATGTGATAGCTGCCCTTGCCCTTGCATCTGTAAAGTAAAGGTTTGTTCCTTCTGCTATGTTAGTTGTAGTACCAGCAGCTTTAGTCCATAAATCAGTAGCAGCTACATATTGTAAAATATCTCCATTAGTAGGACTTTGAGCAGATACATCGTGTAACTCATCTAATTCGTATCCGTTTTGTATTCTAATTTCAACCACACCTTGAGTTGGATGGCTTCTAACCACTATACCCACATAAACCAAGTGTATAGGAGCATAAGGCTTAGTTGATGTCCAAGCACCAGCAGTTGTACCACTTAAATAAAGTTGAGTTCCTACTGGATATATTTGAGTATCTAAGTCTGTTAAAGAACCCATTGCAACTACAAAACCATTGTTCATATTCGTAATATCCGATTGAACAACTCCATAAGTTTGAGCAGATGTAGAATCTCCAGTAGCTATTGCTTTAGTAACAGTTGGTAAGTTACCTTGACCACCATTAATGTAAACAATACTACCTTTTGTTAACGTAGCACCTGTGCTATTATAAACCTCTGTAATTAACCTTTGTGCTTCTTGAGCAATCGTTGGGAAAGTAGCTAAACTACCATCACCCCTTACATATTGAGCCGTTGTACCTGCTCCTGTTACGGATAGCGTTCCATTAGCCGTTAAAGGGCTATTAGCGACACTAAAAGCACTTGGCATAGATAACCCTACCGAAGTCAATCCTGTGTCTGTATCAGTTCCATTTACCCATTGAGTGCCATTGTACTTTAGAACTTGATTGTTTGTAGGTGAGGTTATAGTTACATCCCCTAATTGAGTTAAGGTGTAATCGCCTTCTTGAGCCACTACGTTACCGACTCTACCAAATACGGAATTTACCGCATTAGGGAAAGGATAAGCACCAGTCGGTGCTTGTATGTTTATAACCTCTTCGGTTACATTTATTTCTATGATCTCGTCCGTTACATTTATTATTTCCATTATGGCTTGCTTATATCTTCTTGAACAATAAAGTTACCCCAAATATATGTCTTGACCTCACCGCTAGGGAAGGTTACATTCATATCGTAAACGTATGAGCCGGCCGTTACGTCTACTTTTTTATTGAGGGTTATTTGGTTTCTATTAGCACCGCCTATGCTTATGGTACTATCCGCCGTACTTAATGTTAAAGCAATAGTTGCGCTTGTTGGCGTTGGTCTTACTTGTATTAAAATAGTGCATCCGCTTAAATCAATCGGCGTAGTGTCTGCTAATAAAGCAAAGGTCTGCGCCCAGCTATCATTGCGCCAAATCTTTACATTGTATTGCGCCGGCCTTAAGTCAGCGCTTGTAGAATTACAACTCATTTTTATTATGGGTTTAATGGTATATCACAAGCATCGTATTCGGAATAAGTGATCATGTTAAAGCTTACCTCAACACCGCTCAAATAGTCCTCAAACTTATCTAGTATTAAATTATATGTTATATTATCATCAATTTGCCAATTGTTTGCTCCATTCCTTAACTTGCTTATTATGTCAGCGCATATTTGCAACTGATCGCTAGTTACATCTTGTTCAAACTCACCCTCAACTCCAGCCTTATCTAGAAACCATAAAGTGATATTATAGACTTGCTCACGGCCTACGTTAAGAGATCCGTTGTTAATTGCTAAGCAAGCAATAGGAAACACTGGCTGACTATCTGCGAATAGCCACTCTCTTGGCGTTGCATTCTTTATGCTTTTTATCATCGCATGCGTTGCCAGTATTGCTTTTAGTTCCGTTATTACTTGATTGTATGTCATTAAATTTCATTTTTACTCGCTCAACAAACTCGCGTTTATAACTGCGTATCTTCATAAGGATTGTTAAAATTATAAGGCAAATCAAGATTGCTAACTTTGCGTGTAGTACCTCTTCTGCCTAAAAATATAGGCGATGTGTAAGCTTGTATCTGTGGTGCAATAGCATCAAAGCCGTTGCCATATTGTAAGTATTGCTCAAACATGGTGCTATTCTCTCTCAAATAGTCAATCAATCTTTGCTTGTAAAATTCACCATTGCTCATGTACTTGCGCTCCAATAATTCAAGCTGGCCCTTAGATGGGTTGTTGCTCTCTTCTGCACCTTTCTGCAACACGCCTTTGCTAAAAAATTGAAAGCTGGTGCTGATCACCATCTCGCCAATTGTAAACCATAACAAAGTATCTGTGATGTAATTATCAAGCAAGTTTTTCTCGTCTTGACTTAAATTGCCGATGTCAATTCCTTCTTGTAGTCTATTATAAAGGCCAGATCCTAAAGCCGGCAATATAAATTTATCTTGAGCAAGCTTGATCACTGGCAAGATTTGCTTGCCATCAATCGCGTCACTTATAGCGGTGCGACTTTTGACAAGTGTTTCTGTTATAAAAAGTATGTTTAAACTCATTTTTTATTTTTTTCTAGTTACTATTTTAACTTGCCATCTATGTCTGCAATATGGTCTATGGTTGCCATTTGGCTCTGTAAACCATCCGCCTCTACGATCCCAAACTGAATAACCTAAACGCTCACTAATATTCTCTATGTCGCTACGGCTCCAAAGTTTTGTTTTAGCCAGTTGCAACATCCTTGCGCAAAATGGTCTATTTTTACTATCCTCTGGCCCAGAGTAAGTATATCTTAGCAACACCTCGGTCTTAGTTGTCTTGTCACCGCCCGGAATCTTGCTTAAAGGCTGAGTCAATTTTCTCACTACTGGTGTGTAATTAGGGGCTAAAATACTTATTTCCATTCCAGTCTGGACTAAGTACCCCTCAAGCTTTAGCGCTTCAAGCGCATTATCTATTTGCTCAACACTTTTATTTAATACCTTTGCCATCACCTCTGGTGTCACACGTTTGTCTTTGCTAATTAAATCTAGCACATTTGCTTTAAGTACATTTATTTCCTCATCTGCAAAAGCTTGATAACCTTTAGCGTCATGCGTTTCTACTACCTCAAAATCTTCTACATTGTCACCACATGATGCAAACTCATTCAATAATAAGTCATCTTGCATAGATGCAAAAGCTTGCTCTGTTGACGGATCATCATCAATGCCTAAGAAAGTGTCAACATCTGCGTCTGTAAAGCCAAAGCCATTCTTTAACATTAACGCTGCTTGCGCTTTGTTGATCTTACCAGATCCAAATTGACGCACAATGCGCATCACGTTTTGGTGCTGGCGTCCGCTTAAGTTAGTCAAAGTTGCGTTTGCTTGTACTGGTTGTGTAGTTACACCACTAGCATCTGTTACAACCGAACTTTGCAATCCTAATTTTTCACGGATCTCATCTCTTGTCATGTTAGCTGACATAACTGCCTCGCTAAATTCAAAGCTTAACGGCTCAACTGGTACGATCTTAAACTCGCCCTCTATGCCGGCTAAATTCATTAATTTAGTAAATGTTTGCTCATGCTCTTGCTGGCGCTCATTTACATAAGTATTTTGGAATATCTGGTAAGCATCGCGGATCTCGCTTCTGCCACCTAATTGGCCCTCTGTCTTGATACCGAATAACATCGGACTTGTAACTTGATGACAAGAAAAAATCTCTTGTTGTATTAAATTATTGACATTGGTAAAATCTTCTTTTGTTAAGCTTGTCTCACCTAAGTTTACAATGTCAACTGCATTCTCTCTTGATGGGTTAAATGCAATCACCACACGATCGCCGTCATGGTTTGCAAACTTACGTTTTAAGTCTGTCTCAACTTCTTGCTGCTCCTCTTCTTGAGGTAGTCCGTTATTAAAGTTAATCAATTTAGTAGCTACAAAGTTGTGCTTTGCATTTCCTAAAATGTGTCTGCTTACTTGGATGTCACTCTCAATATAGTTCAAGCCTTGGAAATAACTCGGCAAAGGATATACATCGCTTTTAGGGTTGTATTGCTTTACAAAAAATATTTGTGGGCCACTAGGATCGTTTGGATTGAATGCTGGGTACTCTCTTGCTTTTTCTTTAAAGTCGCTAGCAGTCCAGTCATTTTTAACATAGAATGTTTGCAAGTCTTTACTTGCTCTTACCTTTTGAAATTCAATATGAAATACATCTTTGATCTTACCCAAAGCATTGTAAATGATTTGTAAGTAATAGCCACCTTGTAACTCATCATCTAAGATTGAGCGCTTCATGATTTGATTCCAAGTCTCACCTTGAGAATTAGCTTTTTGCTCAACACCCTCAAAGCCTTTGCCAAATATATAATTGACTTTGCCTTTTACAATTGCTCCATGCTTAGGTGACTCACCATACAACTCAATTAAGTAGTTTGGATAATTGTTTTTTGCACCAAACTCAACATAATTTTTGCCTTTTTTCTCTTCAAATCTAGGCTGCTGCGCTTGATCAAACTGAATGTTTATTAATTGATATTTATTGCTCACTTGTATAAGTTTTAAATTCGTTATCTTGCTCGTTGTACTCTGGTTGAGGACAATCGGTTTCGTCATGTAAATACATAAATCCCTCTTCTACTATCGCACCGCTCAAACTCTCTTTAGTGTTAGTTGCGCTTGCTTGCTCTCTTATCTTATACCTCCAAGTGCCACTCTCTTTGCAATCAAATACAGACTTTAAAACAAGTACCTTCTGGTATCTTGCATCTGTGCTTATGTTTGTTCCTACAAATGTAACACAATTATCTGTCGCACTTGTGAAAATAAACAAGTATTTCGGATTTGAAATTGTTGCCAATTCTAAGCCGGTAAATATTAAATTATTGTCAATGCCTTTGTATATATGCAACATGTTATTAAAATTAAAATGCCCTACCCACACAAAGTAGGTAGGGCATAATTAAGTACTACTATGGTAAAATTACCCAGCAGTCTCAAGAGCCAATCCTACTGCATTGGACACTTGTAAAAAATCATCTTTTTCAACACCAGTCAATGTGATGTTGTAGCCGTTACGATCGCCGGCAGCAGTACCAGATCCACTTTCAGTAGATGCTAAGTAAAGGCCATTTGCTTGTCCGTACATTCTATAAACTCCATCCATATCTAAAGTAACTGCAACTAGCTTATTTTTAGCTAATGTTCTCACAATGTTTGCAGTTGTAGAATCTCTTTTGTTAAGAGGGAATACTACTTGATGAGTATAGAATACTGATCCGTTTTCCTCGGATGCAGTTGCATTTGAACTTGTATTTGCGGTCGCTCTTGGCACCTCAAACTTGTAAAAACGTTTTCCAGCTACTTTAGTAATGCCGGTAACTAAACCGCTTACTTCCGTAACGCCAGAAATATTGCCGAACTCGGCTAAAAATACGGCTTGTAAGCCTCCGATATTTTCGCGGCAGTCGATTACGAAACCGCTAGTGATTGCGCATGGCATAGTAAAAAAGTTTAAAAAAAAGGCGGCGTTTATTGCACCGCCTTTCTTTGGTTATTTATTTAATTAGATTGCTGACTTAAACTTAACACATAAAGTTGTGTAAGCTACGTTCACACCTAATTTGAAAGCTACTCTGTAACGAACTTCATTGTTATCTTTAGAGTACCAGATCATGTAGTTTTCCTCTTCTGCTTCTAAGTCAAACGCCATTGCGATGTTAGACAAAGTTGTTGCGTAGATGTCACCAGTACCATTTAAACCATTAACCGCTACTAATTCAACATTTGTACCCGGGATAATAAAAGTTTGATTTGCATCACCATCTACTTTGTAGTTGTAAAGGTTTAATGCTTGATAAGCTAAAACTGCTAATCTGTAAACATCATTACCTACCATCACTTTTAAATCTTCTGCATCAATGATTTCAACTGGGATAGCTTTGTAAACTGCATTCAATACGCTTACTACGTTAGCAGCAGTGATTGTTGCAATAGGGCCACCAGATACATAACCAGATACGTTTGCGTCAACTGGAGAACCAGCATCGATCAACTTAATAAGGCCATCAAATGGAGAAAGATTCGGGTTGCTACTAGCAGTATTTCCTTGCCAGATTCCAACTTCTAATTGCTTAGCGATCATCTTATTCTTTTGCTCTGTGAACTTAGTTTGAAACTCTGCCCATCCGAAATCTTCATAAGTAGATCCAGCTTTTAAAGCTTCTTGAGAGAAATAAGCTTCAAAATCTTTAGGACAGATTGTCTCTTCGATTTTGATCTTACCAACTACTACCTCAGCTTGAGACAAAGTAGTTGTACCACTTGGATTCCATCCGCAAGAATCTGTTTGGAAATTTGCGTTTGTAGCCAATTTAGGTACTTTAACGCTTGATTTTGTTTTAGGTAATAAGATACCACCAGCCTTGATGTAAGACTGAGTCTTTGCAGAGAAAACTGCTTCTGTTAACAATGGAGCAATCTCTTGTTTAGTGTATGCTGCAATGCTTGAAAATGCTAATGCCATTTTATTTAATTTTTAGTTATGAACAAATTGATTTTGAAAATTTATCAAACTCTGCTTTAGCATCTGTTTTAGCTTCTGCAAAGTTGTTGCTTGTTTTAACACCAGCGTCAGGTGCTGACTGAGGCGCTTCAACCAACATCTTGCTGATCTGCATTAAGCCTTCAATCACTTTGTTTGCTTGGCCTAATTTAGCCTCATATTGTGCAAACTTGTTTTCGTATGCGCTGAATTTTTCATTCGTTGCAGATTCAAAAGCAGCAAATTTTGCGCTCATATCTTCAACTTCTGGTACTTCAACTTCTACTGATACCTCGTCTTGTTTCTTTGGTTTGATTTCCATGATCGCTCCATTATCGCCTAAAACGATAACATCACCGCTTTCAAGTTCATGCTCACCTACTGGTGCTGGTACTCCAGCAATTGTTACAATGCCACCAACTGCTAACTCAGTAACTTCAACAATAGTGCCGTCTTTCAACTTAGCTTCCATCATCTTAACTTCTGCTTTAGGCTCGCCGCTTGGCATTGGCATATCTTCATTGTTCACTAATTCAGCGAAAAACAAAGATACTTTCTCTAGAATGTTTTGTGCGTCTTTCATACTTTATATATATTATTTAATTGATAAAGGTACTTTTAATAACTCCGCCAACTCTGCAAGCTTTTGCTCTGCATAGGTTGGCTTCTTTTTTTCTATTGGATACTCAAAAAATCCCTCAACTGAAAATCCTTTTACTTTGCCTTGTTTTATAAGCTGCCATGCTTGTTCATTCTCAACATAAAAGCTACCAAACCAACTGCCATCTTTTGCATCTTCAAATCCTTTCATTGGTTGTATGCCACGCTCTTTGTCAACTATAAATGATTCAAACATAATTAAACCATCCAAAGTCATTGACTTGTCATGCATCAAATTAACTTTGTCTTGATACCCTTTTTTGCTAAACTTGATCGCAATATCTTTAATTGTGTCTGCTGGGAATGTCACAAAATGCTCGCCAAACTTTTTATTGTTGCGATATATTGGCTTATCTGCTAGCATGATCGGGCCAGATATGATATGCTTATCTTCATCTTGGATTGCAAAATTTAACTTTGGCTTATCATTTGCAAAGTGTTGATCCCAGATTGAATTGCAAATTGCAACTGCTTGCTCACTATCTTTACCTTCATTGATCACATAGCTAATACATCTAGGCAAAAACTCATCTTGTCTTTCGCCTTTACTTGGATCAATAAAATCTTGACTAAAAGCTACAAAGTCACGCTGAATTGCTGGCTTATCTACAAGAGCAATAAATGATACCTCAGCATCATCTTGTAGATCCTCTTGTATTCTTAATTCGTATATAGGTAAGTTCATACTTAATAAATATTTTTAATGCCGTTTAGGTACTTTTAGCTGATCCTAGCGGCTCTGTTTAATCTTGTGATCCTTTCTTGATTGCCGCTTATGTCACTTTCTATAACATACGCTCTTGCAGCCATGTTACCCATTTGGTTTACTTGTGCTTGATTTAAGGTTGTTGTTGACGCGCTTGGCATTAATGGTGCAGATGGTGATATTGATACATTGTTATTGCTATCACCACCACCGCCAACACTACCAGATGATACTGATTTTTTACTTGCTAAGATTGCTGCTATTTGTGCAGCACCAGCAACACCGGCTGCAATAACTTGTGCTGCCGTGTTTGTTTTAGATATTGCTTTACCAGCAATTGCCGATCCTACTGCTGCTTTACCAGATAATATCTGGCCGGCTGCTAGACCTTGCATGCCCGGAATAAATGCATTTGCAATACCTATTCCGATTGTTGCATTACCGGCTGCAATAGCTTTATTGTATTCTGCTTGTTGCTGCTTGCCACTTAGTAAAATTGATCCTATTGATGCAGCAGTAGATATTGCAACTTGAGCAATACCAAAAGCCTTGGCCAAGTCGCTGCCATCTTTTAAAGCGCCACTAAGATTCCCAATGGTGTTGGCAATGCTAGTTCCTAAATTTACCCAGCTTTGTTGAATTGCTATATTTGTTGCAAAAGTTGTATCTTCTCTTGTTTGATCTAATTCTTTTATTTTTACAAGCTGATCATTATAAAATTTATCAAAGGTTTTTTGAGCCTCTAATAATTCCTCAGCGCGTTTTTTTGCTTTCTCCTTTCTTTCATCATCAATTTCAATAAGTCTTTGTTGCAAAGCGGTGTCAAAATCTTCATAAGCCTTAGCATCTGCTTTTGCTTTCTCCAGTCTTGCTTTCTCTTCTGCGTCTCTTTTTTCTTTTGCTGCTTTTCTTTCGGCTGCTGCCTTTTCATTTGCTGCTTTTTGATCAGCTAATCTTTTAGCTTGCTCTGCCTTTTCGGTGTCTGTTAATTCTTTAGCGCCAGCAATAAATCCTTTGTTTGCTTGTTCATATCTGGTACCAAATTCTGTGACAGATTTTTTAGCATCATCCCATGCACCGGCAAAATCACCACTTATAAACTTTTTAACTGCCGATCCAACCATGCCAATCCCTTGCAAGAATGAACTCAAAGCAGAATAAGCCACTCTAAATGCATCTGCGACATAAGGCAATGCCTTAGTTGCTAGATTAATAAAGCCATCTATTATAGGCTGCATGGCTCCTAAAATGCCATTTAAGATCCTACCAAACTGAGTCATAATAGGCTCAAGTTTTTTCATTGCATCTTCATTCTTTGCAAATGCAGCAGCAAGACCAGCTACCAACCCAACAAGCAATCCAATCCCACTCGCTTTTAATGCAGCACCCCATGAAGATGTTGCAATCTCTAATTGCCTTATGCCCTTTCCAAGCATACCAACTGGGCCGTCTGCATTCTCTAATGCACCAGCAAAGTCATTCGCACCAGCTTTCGCATTTTCTAGACCATCCTCAACATCTCTAATTTGTGCAGATAACTTTTTAAATTCATCCGATCCGGCAGCAGTTTCTTTTAATTGTTTTTTAAGTTCTTTTAATTCCTTAACAGATCCGGCAGCAGCTTTTGTTGTGCCGTTTAAATGACCTTGCAATTCATCAATCTCTTTGTTTAATCTGTTAAACTCTTGAGATCCAAACTCTGCATTTTCAAGATCATCTTTTAAACCTTTTAAGTCTGTCCTTAAATCCTTTAAAGTCTTACCCGAATACTTAGTATTTATTTGTATCTCGGCCGCAATTGTTGTGTTTTTACTTGCCATGCTTTATTATTTTAAACAAGTGTTTTGTGCAACTTGTCTTATTAGGTTAGTATAATTAAATGATCCAAAGGTCTCATTGTACTCAGTATTCATCACATCTTCATAAGGCAACTTGTCTGTGTATGCGCCTTTGTAAAATATATTATGATTTTTTCCGATGTCATAAGTGACACCAGAATTGTGAAAAATGTCGCACTTGCTCCATTTCTCAATCGGATCAGTACCCCAGCAAAAATCAAGCCTATCTGTAATTTTTACATCAAGATCATGATACCAACAATTCCAAAGCATACCCCACATGCCGGCAGTAAACTGCTGGATGCCGTAATAGCTAGGATTCTTTTGCACTCTTAATGGCTCACTCTTTTGGAAATAATCAAATAAAGCCACACTATCGCTCTCAACTTTTTGCCAGAATTTATAGTCAGTATTTTTAAAAATATATTGAGATCCGCCGCTATGCAATCTGTGCTTTATTGGTATGCTATAATCTAAGCCAACAATGTCGCACATATCTTCATAAAGGTCTTGACCTTTCTCTAGAATATAATCACTCCAAATAAAGCCTTTTGAGTCGCTAACATAGCAACTATCATCTTGCTCAAGATCGCTAAAATCTACCGGCTTTGTGAATATCATATCGCAATCATGCAGAAATACATTTTCCATCTGCAAATAAGGATAAGCTTGATAGTGCTGCTTGACTGCATTCATGATCACACTAGGGATGTAAGTAGGCATAACACGAGTATCCTTGTACTCAAAAAAAGCTATTGTGTTAAATTTCTCTTTTAATCTTTCATACATAGCAGTAGTCTCTGGCCAGTTAGTTTTATCGTTTTGATCTTTACTAACAGATAACAAGACATGTATCTTATCATCTGGTATGCCCACCGACTTAAAGTTGGTGAGCATAACTTCTAAATGCCATGCGTAATAAACTATCTTAGGTTGCGTGCAAATGTATATCATATTGTTTTTTTTATTAGCATGATCCGTCAAACATTTGGATTGATAATGTACCGCCGTCGCTTACAACTTGTCCAGCAAAGGATCTACTTGTTGACGTTGCACTAATACAAGTAAGATTAGAATCAGTATCTATAACCTCAACAGAATCGTTGCTTATATTTGTGTAAGATACAACTATGGTTTTAGATGCACCGGTTTCAGTTGTTGTAGCACTTGCGCCGTCACCCGCTACTATTGGGAATGTTGCTCCGTCTACTTGCACTCCGCCAACAGTTATATTTGTAATGTCAGTACCAGCCGTGTTGTTAGCAATATCAACAAAAGCATAACCTAAAGTAGTTGTAGTAGTTGTTGTACTTGTAGTTGTTGTAGTTGCAGCCGTTGTTGTAGTAGTTGTTGTACTTGTTGTTGTTGTAGGCGCAGCCGTTGTAGTTGTTGTAGTTGTACTAGTTGTTGTTGTAGTAGTAGTAACACAATTTACAACCGCTCCGGAGCTTACACCTTTATTTCCTAGATCATCCATAATTGCCACATAATATGTTGCATTTGCAAGCATATTATATGTATATTCAGTAGCACCTCCTAAAAAGTCTCTAGTTGCTGAATTGTCTAATCTGCTAAGCGCATCACTACTTGAACTAGAACTTATTGCAATGTACTCAAAACTTTCTGTACCGCCACTAAATCCATTAGCAGTAACAGTTCCGGTTCCTTCTCCACCAGTACAACCTGGACTAACACTTAATGTAATTGCAGCATAAGTTGTTGTAGTAGTTGTTGTACTAGTTGTTGTAGTAGTTGTTGTTGGCGGAGCCGTTGTTGTAGTAGTTGTTGTACTAGTTGTTGTTGTAGGCGGAGCAGTTGTAGTAGTAGTTGTTGTACTAGTAGTTGTTGTTGTTGGCGGAGCCGTTGTTGTAGTAGTTGTTGTACTAGTTGTTGTTGTAGTTGTTGTTGTAGTAACATCTGGGCATGTTTGACATGTCTCTTCTGTCCATACTGCTACAAATTGACCGCCTTCAATAATAATAGTAAATCCTCTGCTAGTACCAGTACAAGCGCTTAACCAGAAATTGCCAGTGATTGTACCATTTGCAATTAAAGTACTTGTTAATTTAGTCGCAGTGCAAAGTGTACCACCACCAGCTAAAATAGTAAATGTTTCAACTGGACGCTCTGGATTTGGACATACTACATTACATACATCATAAGCACTTGTCATGCTATAAGATGCATTAAAAGTAGCTAAAGTTGTAGTAGTAGTTGTAGTACTTGTTGTAGTAGTTGTTGTTGTTGTAGATGGTACAAAATCAGTACCAACTGCATCAATCACTCTAAGCAAATCAACCTTTGTAGTATCATTGTTTTCTGGACTATAATCGTACACTTTTATAAGTCTATAAAGTCCGCCATCAATAAAATAATACTTTGCAAAATCTATATTAAAAATGTCTATTTCCGTTAAATCAAAAAAGCCGGTTAATAAACGGCTATCTTTTTCAGTAATTTCGTACATGTACGGCGAATAGTAAACATTGAATAAGTTGTAGCTTAAGTCACCACTTGTCAAATTAAAAAACAATTGTTGAGGCGCTCCAAAGTTAATGTCAATAGTTGGCGTTGTTGGATTGTTTAAATGCCCAGCAAATAAATACGCAGTGTTTGATCCTAAGTTAGTTGCTCCGTTTAAGATGCTCCAACTTGTAATGCTGCTAATTTTGTTAATCTGCATAATACGCAAAATATGATCCATAGGATCCTCTTTGTTATTATTGTCCGATTTTTTGTAAATAGCTGGGAAAATTTTGTCAGTACCAGATGCGCCAAATAAAGGTGAGGATGCAAATATTAATTCAACACTCTCAGTATCTTTAGCAAATTCAAGACCATTATCAAACACCCTATCACCATATCCCTCATTAAATTTCTTACGATAGTCCTCATTGTAAAAATCATTATCTTGTTTATATTTAAAATTGTAATATCTAGCATTGATCTCACTCATTGGCTTGATCTTAATTGCTTTGCTATGATCTAGTTTCTCACTCCAATCAACAATCGTACCAGTGTAAAAGTCAACATAAGGCTTAATGATTAAATGATTTGTCTTATACTTATCTTCTATAAGCATTAAGTTATACATCTTCATTATAGATGTCACAAAGTCTTTTTGAAAAATACCTTTTGGAATTGTATCATTTATGACCATAGCATCGCCTAGTTCTACATTTGATGTAGTGGCTACGTTGTTAATTACATTTACAAAGCTTGTATCTACATCAATAAAATCGCCAGATTCAAGTGATGCAATTGATCTTATCCTAATCACATCGTTTGTTACAAGACTTAATGGCAATGTTTTATTGTAGTATAAAGCATCACTATCATCATAAATTTGACTAGATCCAGAAATTGCAACTCCGTTTTTTGTTATTGTTATTGAAAACGCACCTCTTGCCAATGAATAAGATCCAATTATTTCTACTGACAAAGTTGTTGTTAAAGGGTTTGTGCCATTATATATAAATGCAGTATCACCACTAGCAGCAGTAAATAAAGAGCCGCTTTTATTTTCATAGCTTACAA